GTATCAGGCTCATTACTATCATAAACATCATAAACGTGATATTGTACCAAACGCTTAGATTCTTCGATACCTTGATCTGACAGCTTAGTCTTTCTAACTAAACTAACAATCTTGTTAAAGTCTTCTTTTAAATCGTGATTATAGAGTTCGCCATCTAGTGTAATAGCGGGATTGAGTGCTACGACATCTTTGATCTCATCCCAGATATGTGGACAGCTATTGATAGGCTTACCGCTTCGTGTCCATAATCCCTTTGAGTTTGCTATACAGCGAATGCCGTCTAGCTTGGGTTGACTGAATCCAGACGATACTTGAACCTTTGTCTTTGTATAGTCCGCAGCCAGCATAGGCTCAAACTTGTCGTATGAGTCTATTTCGGTTATGTTCAGAAAATATTCTTTTTCAATGCGCTTATCCCAGATAGCCTTTGCTTCTGCTTGGGCTTGGGTGTAAGCGGTAGTACTGTTGATCTTGCCAACATTCTTGGCTTCGCTGATATTCCATTCACTTGTGACTTTCTTGCCATCTTTGAGACCGGCAATTGTTCTTGTACCTGCATAGTCATCATTAGAATATCCAACTTCGATACACCAAATTCGTACTTTGCCTTTACTGTCACGTTTATATAACTCAGGTAAATCTTCAATAAAATTCATAGTGTAGTCCTCTCTAGTAATGTGTCATTATAACACAAGTTCTGAGGGATGTCAAGAATATCTTGACGGTTGTTATGTATCCTTAATTTAAGAGATACTGATCAAGCTATAAGCGATTACATATGTGCTTACTGCTAACATCATTAAAGTCGAAACTAGTTCACAAAAGAACCCATCGCAACTCTTAGCCTTTAGGTAAGAGAGTGCTTTTTTCACTTTTACTATTGCTCCTGTTATGGTCGTGTTTAATTAGATGAGCCACAATATGTGACTCACCCATGTACTGCTTTACTTCTTTATGTTACTCTGAAAGAAATTGTTTCTCTTCAACCGAAGCATTGATAGCGATCTTTCGAGGCTTATCTTCTTCGGGTATTACATTTTCTAGCGTAATGCCTAAGATACCGTCTTTGAAAGTAGCATCTGTCACGACGATGGTATCAGCAAGCGTGAATGTTCGACTGAACGATCTTGCGGCAATACCTCTGTGTAGATACTCTTTCTCTGCCGAGTCCTCTGAAGTACCTTCTACGGTGAGAATCGAATCCTTTACCGTGATATCGATCTCTTCTTCTGAGAATCCTGCTAGAGCTAATTCAACGACATACGTTGTCTCGCTCTCTTTAGTAATGTTATACGGTGGATATGATGTCTGTTTTGTAGCTGGCTTTGCCAACAGTTGATCAAAAATTCTATCAAATCCAAGTGTGTTCAACGGATCATACGTGCTTTGCAAATAAGTAGTCATATTAGACCTCCAAAAAGTTATGCAAGGTTAAGTTAATGTAAGACCCCTAAGGCATCTTACACTATTATTTATACAAACTTAACCATGATTTATGACAATAATGTTACTTTTTTGCATTACTTTTTTGCATAAAGGTTATTACTGTAACTTATATACACATTATAGCACAAGGATACTCAACTGTCAAGAACTATATTCCTGTTGATCCGAAGCCACCGCTTCTGTCTGTTTTCTGAACAGGCTTTGATTGAATAACATACATATCTGGTCTGTTAGGAGTATTGATGATCTCACCTTGAGCAACTCGCATTCCATCACGAATCTCTAGTGGGTTTCTTGATACATTGACAAGCATAACATAAGACTGCTCGACATAATCAGCATCGACTACACCTTCACAATTAGCTATGCTTATTCCCTGTTTCCAAGCAAGTCCCGATCTAGGGTGTATTCTAAGTGATTGATTATGATCCAGATCAAAAATTAGCCCAGTAGGAACTAGACATCTTTCACCTGAATAGAGTGGAATGAATCCGTTTGTGAGTTTTCGTTTTGTTGGAGTGTTTGATGCGCCCATAATGGTCACTTCGTCTTGCTCTCGAATCGATGCAGATAGATCGAAGCAGGCTGACCACTTAGTACCATAGATTGGCAAATGGGCTTCATCAAATAGTTTGTAGATTTTTAGTGACTGTGTTGGTGGTGCTATCATTATATAGTGTTCCTTATCAAATTATCGTTTTTTACCTATGCTATATTTCGCTACTAATTCCCATTCGCCTTTCTCTTTGTGAGGAAGTATCTTGATCTGAGATAGTGGAGCAACAGGCTCTTTGATTTGCTCTAAGTTTAGAGGCTTGATTAGTTCCCATTCTGCAAGTAGAGTCACAATAGTATTTCTTCTACCCTTATCTTCTTCAGAGAAGTCGTTGATTTTACCATCTAGCTTAAACAACTCTTTGAAGTGGACAATGTAGTACTTACCTTGCTTGTGAAGTATATGGCACGATTGAAATAGCTTCTGCTCTTTCTTTGAGGCGATACCGATGCGTGTTAGTGTCTCTTTGACTTTAAGGAAACTTTCTTCACTTGGTAAAGTTACCTCAACGAGTTCTTCTATTAGATTCATTTTTAATACCACCAGTATCTTGTTCTTGTTTTATAGTTTCAAGTTGATCACTAGTCAACAAAGACAGATATTCTTGGCCTACAATAGTATTACATCCATAGTAGCTACATACCAATTCAAGTTCTTCATTACTAGCACTCTTTATCCATTTAGACCAACGCTTCTTAGGTCTAATACTATTTATAAGATACTCGTATTGGGGGCGCTTATCAAGTTGGTGGTACATATTCATTTCATTAGCGTATAGAATCGTGTCAGGAAAGTAAGAAAGAGCGGTATTCGTTAGCCAAGGCTCATATCCCTTCTCACTCAATACATCATTCTCACTATCTCGCATCATGTTCTTTTTGGTGCTATTGATCGTGTTGATATAATCAAATGGTTTGCTCATCTGGCTTCTCCTCTACCTTGTCCATACAGGGACTACACAATCGCACTTTACCTTCACCGTCTGCATACTTGTAAACGATCTCACCGGGATGCTTACCTAGAGGTCCAGCGCACAGAAAGCAATTCTCTTTCTTTGACAGTTTGAATGGATTCTTCATTTCCAGTCAATCTCTGCCATTAGCGTAGCAAGTGCGGCAACACGATTGATCTCAGAGTTCGCAACAAAGGCTTCTTTGTATTGGTACTCAGCGAGAATGATAATAGCATCAGCAATGCTCTGGGTGGTATTGATTCGAGCGGGTAACGTATCATACAATTGACGATACAAGACAGCAGAATCGACATCGACATTCTCAGCAACCCATTTACGAGTCGCTGTAAAATCACGGCTCTTCATTAGATCAATAAGACCTGCAACACTCTCGCCAGACTTATTGCTTAGTATACCAGCATCAATACTACCAGTAGAAGCATACCGCTGTAATTCGTTAAGGACTCTACGCCAATCGGGGAAATATAACTGTACAACTTCAGCAACTGCTTTTTGATCATAAGTAACACCTTCGTCTTTTAGAATACCACAAACTCGTTTGAAGAACTGGCTCGCCATTGCAGGCTTATCTGCTTTATCAATAGCGAACTCGATAACACTACATCTTGAGTGGAGTGGCTCGATGATTCGATTCTTGAAGTTACAAGTCATAATGAAGCCACAGTTTTTCGAGAACTCTTCCATGAAGTTACGAAGTGCGGGCTGTGTGGAATTTGCGTTTAGATAGTCAGCCTCATCTAGGATGACGTATTTTCTACCACCAGTGAATGAGACACTAGAGGCAAAGTTAGATATATCGTTTCTTAGGGTATCAATGTTACCATTCATAGAACCATTGATCACTATATAATCAGCACCAATCTCTTCTAGCATAGCCTTTGCAATTGTTGTTTTACCAACACCTGCACGACCAGATAATAGAAGATTAGGAACATTCTTTTGATCTACAAATTGTTGAAAGGTCTGCTTGAGGCTTGCAGGTAATATAGCCTCTTGAACAGTCTGTGGACGATAAGACTCTACCCACAAAAAATCTTTCTTATCACTCATGCGGTTCTCCATAATATAAAATAAAAGTCGGGGAGAGTGTTACCTCTCCCCTTTGTACTACTCTGCGGGTTTCGAAGATGACTCTTCATCAGGCGTATTATACGGACTAGGCGGTAATTCAATCCCTTCTTCACCCTGCTCTTTAGCATGACGTAAGAATGCTACTAATCGCTCACGAACTGTACCGACTTGAACTAACTCTTCACCACGAATGGCACCTCTGTTAGTTGCAACATCGATGATCTGAACCGAGGCTGAGATATCGCCGTATGATAAACCTGGGCCTTGTGCTTCTTCTGGTGCTTGTGTATCTTCACTCATATTTAACTCCTTATCTTGATTCGATTGCTATCCAGTATTGGACAACATCTGATTTAAAGTGAGCCATACCTTTTGAAGACAGAGTTACTTCGTAATCGGTAGGCACTAATTTGAGATTATCAGTCTTGATAATCATATTGAAGGGCTCTGTTTCAACACCTTCAGCTACTACAACTTCATACTTATCTGCTGTAGAAGTCTTACTATCAACGGCTGATAACTTAATTGTACTGCCGTCACTTGAGAACGCAACTTCTGGTAACTGTAGAACACCAGTAGCACGAATCACACTGTCGATATCTTGCCAAGTGACATTTACTGTCGCTTCTGGATTAGGCACCACGATATCTTTATCTGGGGGTGATACGATCAAAGACTCAGAGGTGTAAGTATAGTTCACTTCACTTTTACCACCTTTGATTGTAAAACGATCTGTACCAAACTCGACTTCAGCATTCTCGAATAGAGATAGTGTTGCTAATAGTCGGGACAAATCATAAACACCAGCTTTCTGATCAATAGACTCAGAGATAGTGGCTGCAGCCATAACAGTCTTCTGAGGTGAGATTGTTCGCACTACAGAGCCTGGCTTGAACACTATGCTAGGGTTAATACTTGAGAAGTTCTTCAGAACTCCGATAGTTTCATTACTAAATTTCATCAATTGATTCCTCATGGTCATGGTTATAAAGTGCTATCAAAGCATAATGTAAAACTTTCATCAAGTCGGCACGATTATAGCCATCTTTCTTGCCATATCGTTGGACATATTTTAGAACATTTCCAAGAGCAAAGCCTTGTCCATGTCCGCAGTCAATGATGAATTCAGTTGACTGGAACTTGTTTCTTGAATAGTGAGCTGAGTAAGTAGAATCGATATAATCTTGTAACTCTCTTATCAACTCATTCTCATTGAACTTATAGGCGATATCATCATCGGCATAAGTTTCATACTCCACTGGTTGATCTAAATCGTCAAAGTAAGCTTCCGTATCTAATTCTTGCTCACGATAATCTGCTTCCGCCATCTCCAGCTGAGGGCATTGATCTTGCTCAGGTGGCTCTCTCAGCCAGTAGTTAATACTTCCCATTATCTCTCCATTATCTATCAGTTTGATCTAAATCGTTTTCGGCTCGGTGTATCGCTTGCAATCTCAAGATGTCAGCCGCAACATCATGAGTACTATCGTGAGCAATGAAAGCTTTCTTCCAATACTCTTCATCGGCTACTGGTACAAAACCACTCTTGGTACTATAATCAAACTTAGCATCAATATGGGTACGAACGTCTCTTACAGTGTAAAACTTTAAAGCTCTGTTCAAGGCATCATTATTTCCAGTGGACATCATATGTCTAGAAAGTATGATAGGGTCAAACGTGTTACCCCTAGACCACCAATATTTAATCTTACCAGCATCGTTAAGATAAGACAGTATTGTATCACAAAACTCAGTCACAGTCAAGTCATTCGGCGAAGGTTTCATCTTATCTCGGGCTTCTTTAGGAAGAGATTCCCACCAAGCGACATCAGCTTTCATGAAAGAACAGTTATAGTTATCCATCTGGTCTTTGATATCCAGTTTAACTGTTTGAATTGTGTCGGCTAACTCTTCAAAGGAATAAGGATCATTACTGAATCTATCCCAATCAAACGTGCTGTATGCCATATCTACAACAGGACAAACAAACACGTTAGCCCCAATAGTCTCTAGATCGAAAATAAAGTCTTGTCTATTTTTACTCATGCGGCTTCCTCATCATATATCTTTTTATATTCACGAACATCCATTGTGCCCATTGCGCTGTTATGTGACTTACGAATCATGGCACAGTTGCTCAATATAGTCTGTCCACCAAGAGCATGGGCTTCTATATGACCAGCGTCTGCATCAGACCAATCTAATGGTAGGCCATCAACCTCACAGACGTAACCTTGCTTCTGAAGAGTCACTTCTTTCATCCAGCGGGGAAAGGCACGACTACGATCTTTCAGTAGAGTGTAATCGTAAATGTTTTCCCAAGCCGAATGCTCTGTCATCCACTTGACCATTTGGGTTTGTTTATCGGCTTGGTCGTGATTTCGTGTATAATCTTTAAACAACTGAGTGATTGTGGAATCTTTCGATTCAAATTCCAAGTCAGGAATCTCGGTCCACTTCTCGTCTGGATCATTGTATAGATCGTTATATACGATAGAGAACGCTTTGTACCATTCAACGTAATCACTTGCCTCTAAGTCAGAATCAAAACTATCTGACAAATACACGTAGACATTAAGCAGGGCATTCTTCTCACTGTTACCTAATCCAGAACCAAGTGTCTGACGGCGTGTCTTAGCCATCTCAAACAAAAAGTCAAAGAACTTATCGGCTTTTTTCTTCAGAGCATTTACATTAATATTAGGAGTATCATACATCTCTTGAACTTTGGCTGTTGTTCGATTACACAACTTACTGCCACTATAGTAAACCCTGCCCATATAGAATGTATAGTAAACCCTAGCAACAAACTCCTCTTGTTTAAGGCGTAAGTTATCACCAGATATCCATTGAAAGTTACTACTCTTAGTAACATCAAATAGATCGTGAATGATAGAAGCCTTACCGTCATTGCAGGTAACAACACGAACAGTCTCTCGGATCGCATTAGCGATTGGAGTATTACCGTAAGAGTTCAACATCTCGATTTCATTTACATGGGTAGTTTCGTTCAGACTACGAAATATTTTACCTTTCATCTCATTGCTTAATGGAGAATATAACGTAAACGCTAGTTCATATTCTTTAAACGCAAACTTTTCCTTGTCAGAGAGTTGGGAATATGTTCGACCTCCTGCAAGAAACTTACCATGAAAGAAGTCTCGTATCGCTCTTTTGCGGTGACCACCATCAAGTGATTCCCAAAGCCACTTAGTGGCTTCTTCACCAACATCCACAAGTGTTATATTACCTATATCAATATTATTCAAAATTGATAATATAATCGCTTCAGATTTCCAGTTTTGGAGATCGGAATGCACGGGCAGTCTTTGTCCAATTGGACTACAGTCCACATCAGGATGTAAGTCTAACATGAACTCTTGAATGCTCATCACCTTCCGTGTGAACGTCGGCTTTATAAAATCGTTGCTCATTATGCTACCATTTTGTATGATTGGTTCCACTTACCAAAGTTAATGTTAGTGTAATGACTTCTATGGAAATAGTCAGTCATTGCATCGCTTTCATCGAAAAAGTCAGGGCCCTTCATCGCAGGGACAAGATCATTAAGAAATGCAACTAACTTAGGATTATCTGCATAGTTTCTTTCGTAATGATATTCATTTATTTGATAGTGATCTTCTTTATCAAAGGGTATCGCACCCTCTTTGACGTTAACAACTAGAGTAGAGTGGTGAAGAACAGCAATAGAACCTTTCATGTTATGTTTTTTAAGAACTGCTTTGATCGCAGGAGCAAGTCGTTTTTTCATTTCTTGTGATACATAAGCCATAATCTATTTCTCTCTCAATTCATTAAGTACATATTATATCATAGTTAGAACTAAAGTCAAGCTTTATTTTGATTTATTTTGATTTATTTT